ACATTAACCTGTTAGTTTGTTCTAGGTCTAATTTCTGAAAGTGTTGAAAGTTAAGAGCATTTTCTGTATTAGTAATACTGGTATCTAAAGGAAGCATCTGAAAATTTTTCATTGCTACATAAGCTTTAGCTAAATTGTTTTTACCCCAGTCTTCACCCATAGAGTGTCTTGGTAATGCATTCTGATCTAATAAGATAACTGTACCTAACTCATCTACTAAGATATCTGCTATTTGGTTATTAACAATATTATATCCTATTTGGAAAGGTTTCATTAAATCTATTAATGCAGTTGACTTAGTATTTCTATCTGAGAATACTGCACCTTCTACTGGTAGTTTACATCCGTATAAACTATTATCACCTTTAAATTGAAATCTAAGTGGTCCTATGTTTTGTTTATCAATACCAATATATATAGGAGTAAATCCACCAGGGTTATTCATACCCCAAAAAGAAGGAATGTTTGGTCCAATTTTAATACCACCCCATACCTCATTAATCCAAATCCAGTCTATATGCTCACCATATACAATATTGTCTTTAGTTTTATTTTTAAAAAGTCTTGTATCATACACGGGTAAATCTGTTACTTTATAGTCTTCAGTAATAATTTCTGTAATTACTTCACCTGAGTCAGTAACTTTAGTTAAGTGACCTACTTTTCTTTGAGATTTCCAATATGCTGTAGTACAACGTAATAGATATGCAGTACCTTGATCATAATAATCTTCTCCTTCTCTAAGTATTTGGTTAACAATATCACCACTGTTAAATTCATTATTAGCTGCAGCAGTAGAATATTGTCTCATTCCTAATGAAGGCATATTAGTATTCCATTCATGTGATTTAGTAGCATCATAAAATGATCCGTCATTCTGCACACCTCCAATGTTATATCCTGCTGATCTAATAGGATAAATAGCTTCTAATGATGCCATCTGATCTTCATTCATCATATATCCATATTTGTCAATAACATCAGCTACAGTTAACATGTCTGTTTTACCAACCCAATTAGATTGTGATATATATCTTGCATCAGGAGACTTGTGATAAAATGTAAGTACAGGATTCCATAATTCTACATCATAATCATCTTCCATCATACGCATGTGCCAGAACTCTCTATCTGTAATAAGCATATCTCTGAATCCTCTTTCTTCTAACTCATCTATTCTAAATCTTTCAGTATCAACTTCATGTTGATGAGAAGCCCATTGTTCTACTATAGATCTATAATCTTTTTTAAAGAATTGTTCTATTTCAGGTAATGTTTTAAGTTTTTCTGGATTTAATTGTTCTTGTGCTTCTGGAGATTCTGGATTAAGACCTTGTTCTACTAATGCAGATGTTATCTTCATCTGTGCATCTTGCATTAATGTGTCTTCTACCATCTGTCTTTTTTGCTCCATCATTTCATTATATGATCCTTCATCAACAGCACGGTATGTTAACTTACTTGATCTTTTAGCAAACTCAGCTACAAGAACATTAATTACATTGGGTATAATTGGATAAAATTTAAGTTCAAGTGCAGAAGAATCTTCTTTAGTAAGAGTCTCAATTATATCTCTATAATCATTATCTTCCTCTACAATGTAGTCAGACTTATCAATAACACCTTTAGCTAACTTATAATTTTTCATTAACCTACGGGCATTTCTCTTAATCTGTTTAAGACCATTCCACTCTAACCAGTCAAGATTCCAAGCTGCCCACTTATCATCTTTTTCTACTTTAGGAATAAACTGTAAAGGTTGAGTTATACTACCTAACCTGTTATGTTCTGTCTTTGCACCATTCTTAATTTGTAAAGCGTTATATACTTGCATATTTTTTTATTTTAAATTTTTAAATGGTGATCTGTTAAATTTTTGATTTTCACCTAATCCACTTCTACCCATATGTCTAAAAGGACTACTCTTTAAGGTATACAAATTTTTTGAATTTTCCAATTTTTTACTTGCCTCATCTCTCACAATTCTTTTTGTGTAACCCATATTGGCTTGTTGAATTTTAAGAAATGAAACTAATGCAGCAAAAGCTACTAACCTATCCACGTTGAGTCCATCTTGATAAGCCTGCATTTCTTTCATTAACATTATATCCGGTATTCTTTCTACACCATAATGTATTTTTACAGTAGTACCATCATCTTTCTGTATATGATCTATCTCTTCAGTTAAAAAATCTTGAGTATAACTGATCATATGATTCTTGAATAGCACACCTGTATTTCTCCATCCGTATTCCTGGAATACATTTGCATTAGATCCTAAATCTTTTAAGAATACTATTTTGTTTCTTGGTACAAGATATCTTTGTTTCTTTCTTGATATCATGTGATTTATAAATTGAGATATGTTATTCTCTACTATAGTCCATGCATTATACCATTCTATTATTAACTCTAATCTCTCATGTGTTTTATTAATATCATCAAATCTTCCGCACCATGCTGCTACAATTTTATCTCTTTCTATAAATGTCTCAGCCTCACCATTAGTAACCTTAGTTACTTCAACTGGAGCTTTCATTATATATATGGAACATAGTGAGTCTGAGGTAGTTGTCTTTCCCTCTGCAACAGGGTCAATACTACCATAGTACATTCCAAATGTAGGATCTGGTACCGGTCTTTCCCATACTACTAATGTACCTGTTTTATCTTCTGTCTTTTTAGATATAGGAAACTCTGCTATTGGTAATTTATTAGTAGCTTTTACTTTTACTTTACCAGTTTCATCTCTAGATATATCAAGAAACTCTGAAGAGTATTCTTTTTCTTCTATTCTTTTTATCTGAGCATTTACAAGATGAGGTGGGAACTTAGCCTCTTTTCTAAATGCAAATGCCTCTTCTATATTTCTTGGATGTTGAGATACCTCAAGTTGATAATCTTTAGGTTCTTTATTTTTCTTGATTTCTTCAAAATATTCATCTAAAGCAATTAATGCTTCTTGGACAAGTGAATTACCATAGATATCTATATAAGGAGGCATAGACCATTGTTCAGGTATAAATAATCCTGATTCTCCCCATGTATTATCTTTATCTATTAGATTAGTTTTAACTGGATATATATCATTACTGATTGGATCAAGTATCATTTTTTTTAAAGGACCACATTGATCAAGATCTCCTACTGATCCTGCAGCAATAAATAATCCTGTAGTAATCATACCAGACTTAAGTGCTGGTTTAATATATCCAAAGGTTGTATCCATCTTGGGAGCAATTCCTGCTTCCTCATGAAAAAAGAATTTTACCGGACCCCCTACACCATTTGTTGGATCTTTTTCAAAAGACATACCTTGCATAGTACCTTTAAGTCCTATTTCAGCTTTTCTATCTCCTTTTCTTATCTCAATTTTTTGTTGCCACATCATTATTTTATCTGGAGACATAGGTCTATACCATGCAGTATGTTCATTTAAGAATGCTGCATACTCAGATAAAAACTTCCATGTACCTTTCTCATTGATATAATCTTTAAGTGATGCACCCATTTTTAATGTGACCCCTGCTTCAAACCATAACTGATTAATGAGTTTACCTGCATGAAAATATGAACTAGCTATCTGTCTTTTTTTAAGAATAGCTACGTGCATGTAGTTTATTTCTGCAAGTATCTCATATAAAGCCATATGATATTGTGCATCTCTTATCTTAGCAAATCCAAATTTTTGTTCTTCCTTATCAAAAATAGGTAAGAAGTTTAACCACATATAATAATCTCTTGTAAGGAACCAGGTTTTAGGTCCTGATTTAATTATCATACCTAATCTGCATTTAGCTTTTTGGTCTTCCCAATAGTTAATAAAATCTTTAGATTTAAATGGAGCTACACAATATACTTTTTCTATATTAAATCTTGTTGACTCAGATATAAATACTTTATTACTGACATCATCAAAATCATATTCACCAGGCTCTTTAAATAATGCAAACACAAACTCACCAAATTCTTTTCTTGTACCAAAAGATGTAGTAGTCCATGTTCCATTATCCCAGGTGGGAATATCCGTGTACATATTTTCCATAATTAACTATCATAAGATAAACCAATTCCTCCTCTAACTTTACTAGATTGTTCTTCCTGTAAATCTTTATATACTCCCTTAAAAGAAGCTCTAATAAGATCAAAGTTCTTTGCTGCAGCAACTAATGAATTTATATTACCATCTCTTCCTGCAGTAATTGGAGTAGTCTCCATATATCTAGCTAATCTATCTAACATAGATGCCATACCTTTATATGCTCTATATGTAGGAGTCTCATATAATCTTTGGCAGAATACTAATGCTTGATATATTGTTTTATCCTCAGTAGAAAATTCAGCTTTTATCTCAGCTAGAATTAAATCTTCTTTATCTATCTCTGGTGTGTGAAAGAATGGATTCATATCAGGATTAGGACATGTCATATAAAACAAGTACTGATATATCTTAATGTAGTTTTCCGGATATTCATCCATAACATCCTTAAGTGCATGTAGGGTATAACAATGTTCAGTTGGTATTACTACATTATTTTGTACATCAAATAGTTTTATTAACATGTTTATAATGATTTAATTATTGCTATAACTTCTTCTTTTAAATATGGTATCTCCATTGGTATTACTTGTTTAATTTCTGGATCTCCTTGATCAGTATATTTAGTAATAGGATATCCCCATTCATCTACTCCATCTAAGTCAAATGTAACATGATGTATAAACAATTTACCCGGTTTTAATTTTGGGTTATGCTTTAACATAATATACATATATATACTTAATTGTAGTGCATAGTGGTTAAAATTACAATCATCCAAATGTGATACAGGTTCCTGTAATTTGTCACTAATCCCATCCCAATCCTTATATGATTCAACATCAATCTTCTTATTTGTCTTGTAATCAATGATATTTATCCTATCATTAACTACTTCTACTAAATCTGATTGACCACATATACCTGCAGACTTTAAATAAACCATATGTTCAGGATATACACCTTGTTCTAATTTCTGAGAAGGAGCATACTTTAAATTGTTTACTTCAGGTACCGGAGTTATGATTGGTATTATCACACCATCTACTTCCAATGAAGATAGACTGCATAGATCTGATTCTCTTTGATTATGATAAAAGGTCCCTAATGATGTAGCTCTTAGTGCTTCACTATCCCAGATTTGAAGTATTTTTTCTGGTGCTATACCAAACCATTTTGATTTTTTTTGTTTAGAGCATCTAGCAGCTACTTTAACTTTATCAAATGGCTTTTTTAATTTTGATATAAGACTTGTTACACTAGTCCATTTGATAGATTCTTCACCTTCAGTACTAGTATAACTATGGTCATCTGCTTTAAATACTATACTCATCTTTATAATTTTTCTAGTTTATCTTCATCTTCTTCTGTAATAACTGCTTTCCATCTTAAGTCTGGACAGTCTGATGATAATGATCTTGTTTTAAATGTAAGTGAACATCCACATAAATTACAACATGGTTGCGTCCCTGGCATTACACATGATGAACCTTTAGTATCTTTTCTTATACATACATTACATAACTCCATTCTATCTGCTGAAATCTTTTCTACAAAGGCATCTCTTATTACAGAGTTCTTAATACCTTCCATAATCTGTTTTCTATTGTTCCAAATTTCCTTTAGCTTTACCATCTGCTTTATCCTTTAAAAATTTATCTTTAATTTTTTTATCTGCTTTTAGCATTTTATCTGCTTTCTCTAATAATATAACTTTAGCTTCTATTCTTTTCTTATAGTTATAATTGGCCATAGTATCAGTATTTAGTGTTTCAATACTATTATGATACTTATCCAAGAGTGCAGTAACTAATCTAGGTTTAATTGACATGATTCCTAAACCATCTAAGTTTATTCTGATATGATTTAACTCAGTTAGATTCTTTCTTATCTCTTTATAGTAGAAAGTCATGAAATTATCTACAAGTGTTTCTGAGACATTTAAATCTTCAGCAACTTGTTTATATAGTATATTAGGTTTTTTTGGGATCATCTTCCTAAAAATTTATAATCTAATAATATATCTCCTTCTGTTTGTACTTGCAAGATAGGATTTAATCTGATAAGTTTTTTATCTACATCATCTTTAATTACTAACATAGTCTTCATTGCTTTATTAATTGCATTTCTAACTGTTTGTGGAGACTTAAATATCATCTGTTCATCAGAAGAAGCATCATAACAAAAATGAGTTAATTCAATAGGTCCTGACATGCTCAATAATGTTAAACAGTTTAAGTCAGAATCACTCACCACTATATGATTAATATAGCAGTGAGATAATATCTGAAATTTAACAATTTCCCATTTAGGCATTACAGCACGTTTCTGTACTTGATTTACTAATGCCATAAGTTCTTATTGAGTTTTAAGTTTTCTTTCTTGTTCTGGTGATGGTGCATTAATTTCTTCTTCACCTTCAGTAGGTGGGTTCATCATCATTGCAAGTTGATAGTTAATACTTGTTCTTTTGAATCTAGCCTCATCAATTTCACATAGTACTTTCTCATACTCTAGTTGTGCTGTTAAATAAGGAATTGATTCTGTGTAAAATTTAAGCATATCAGCCTTTCTTTCTGCTAATTCTTCTGCTGTTAACTCTACTTCTTCTTGATGTTGGTTTTCTGTACTCATAATATATATTTTAAATGTTTACACAAATATACAAAATAAGTTTAAACTTTTAGTATTTAAAATAAAAAACTCAGGTACGTTAATTACCTGAGTTCTATATTATATATGTGTAGTTATTATCTATTTTTAATTGTAAAGTTTAATATGGTCAACATGTAAAAGCTTCTATCAATATCAAATTCAATAGTGAATAAGTCTAAAGCTCCAAGACGGATTCTTACACAGGCTTTATCCCATTGTTTATTTTTTATCTTCCAAGCATTTCTTAATTTCATACTATTACTAGATCTTTAGATTCTATTAGTGTATAAGTAAAGTGATTACCGTGTATTTTTTCTGCTATTTTACAGATCTTCATAAACTCATCAAAGTCTCTTACTCTTTTAAATACTTGACATCCTTCTGACCAGTTTTCTACCCATGTAGAATTTTGACCTGCTTTGTGGATATTAATACCAAACATACCATTATCTCTTATTACTTCATCAAATGTAAGATCTTTATTATGATCTCTAAAAATAGTTACAGTACCATTTCTTTGACATAAGGCTTCATATTTACCTTGATGTTTATCAATTGAATATACGCCTCTGTATTGTCCTGGAATAAGTTTTGCTGCACCTTTTGGGTTATGATACTCCATTACACCTTTTTTACCTGGCTCAGTTGTATTCATCCATTCATGATATTTCCAAATACCTTTATCATCTTTATATGATATTGTAATTAAATCATCAAATACATTAGTTACTTTTTTACCAGTAGAACTATTACGGACACCAACAATATTAACATCATAACCTTTATTTGCATTATCTTCAAACCATTTATAACCTTTTGAAATAACAGCATTTCTAATTTGACTTAATATCATTTTGTACTTTTAAGGTGAAAACTAATTAGTTTACCAACTGTATCAGATA